GGATATGGATAATAGAGTTTCATATCCTCGTTTGATATATTTGGCAAAAGTTGTTGAAGAAGATGGCAAAGCGAGAGAGCTTGTATACATAGACAAGAGATCCGAGGGAATGGAAGAATTTTGATAAATAAAGAGAGTAGCTCATCAAGAGCTACTCTTTTTATATTATAAGTGAAATCTTCCATCATCAGAAAACATACTCTCATTTAGGTCTGTGTATTCAAAATGATCCTCTTGGTCTATCTTGTCTTCAGTTAGCATCTCATATTGCAATCCATATAACTGTAAAGTTTCTTGAGTTACATCCATCTTATTCTTATTCTCTTCTAATGCTTCATGAATACGATAAAGAGGAACATTCTTATCATTATCAACTACTTGCATTTTTAATTCAGCTAATATGCCTAATAATTGACCAAAGTCATTATTGGTCAATCTAAGATAAGAGTAAGTCCCTAGATTAGTAATCATCTTTTCTTTGTATATTTGCTTCTCTCTATAAACCGGCATATATCTTTTATTGGGGTTATCTTCTCCATCTTTAACCTCTATGATTAGATTATATGGAAGAATGATCAAATCTGTTATCCACATATGCTTCTTACCCTTGTACTCATATTCCAGTACAGGACCAGGAGCTACTACCTCATTGGATTTATAATCCAGCACTTTATCCAAGAATTCAAGCAATTGCTTTTCATAAGACCCAGTGTAAGTGAATACTTTCCCATCACTCCACTTATACTTACCACTTATCTTTCTTCCCGCTAGCATTTTTTCCAAATGTTTTGGGTCATCCATAAGAGATGTTTTGTTATATACTCTCATGATTCTCTTCTGATAAGTCTTCTTTACTTCTTGATAGCATTTTGGATCACCGCATAATCTTTCATACTTTTGCCTTTTCTCATTCCACTTAGTTGGTTTGCCGCATACAGTGCAGTTTCCATGACCATGTTTATCATTAACGATATCATACACTAATCTATATGCAGTGTAATTGTCTGGGATCTCATCATCATGATTATTTTCTATATGCCTAACCAATTTATCTCTAATAAGCTTTTTAGCGCAATATGGGCAAGCGTAGGTCTTCATTATATTACCTCCCTTAAACTTTACCAAAATGTCGCCGGATACAATTACGCACAAAAAAAAAAGATAGAGGGGTTTCTCCCCTCTATCTTTATTTCATCTTCGAGAATGCCCGAAGATACTGAACTGGTAATCCAGTATCTTCCGACATTTTTCGATATTCTCTATCCATAAGGTGTTTGGATAGAGACGTATACTCGGGATTTTCATCCTGAGCAAACTCGTCAGGTAAACAGGAAATGAAAGCTTTCGCTTTCAACCTGTTTACTGTAAACTTTTTCAATAACTTATACGCAACCTTTGTTTTCATATCACTCATCTTTTTCTCCTCCTTCGTTGATATAGTATACAATTTCAGGTAGTTGCTTTCACATCCATATAATAATTTTTTACTGTATAACAGGAGGTGCCATATGCCTGAGATCATTAATTCCGATGGTACTATAACTTATATAGGAGATCTCAGCTCTACTGTTATCATGGAGAAGGAAGCTATTGGTAAGAATTTTGGGGCTACAATGAAAGTTGTATACCCATTTTATGGAAAGCAATACATAGCTCCAATTAGCGGCTCTCTTATTATCGAAAACACAGAATATCAAAATGATATTCCATCTAGTTTAGATATAGAGAGAAATTATATTGATTTAGATATCCCTTCATCTATAACAGTAAAGCGACAGGATTATGTATTCGATGGAATATTGGGAAGCTTGAACTATCAAAAGGGAATTTATTCTCATAATATTCCATCAGATCTAACCTATGAGAAAGAAGAACTAACCAAAGATATCCAATCTAGTATAGTTGTTCCAGCAGTATCTGAAAATACAATAACTTCTTCATGTGTCATGTCGTATGAAGACGTAAGTACAGATATTCTTAATTGCAAGATGGTAGTTCATGATTATTGTGTGACTTCATCAATAGCTACAAGTGTTTTCGTTAAAGCAGAAGATTATGAAACCAGAATACCAGGAAGTTTATACTATGAAAGAGGAAGAAATAATTATGAATTTGATGCTAGTATAAAAGTCCCTCTTTCATCTTCAGTTACTGTATTCCCATGCCAGATGAAAGTAAGAGATAGAAGATCCATTTATTCGTTATTCTCTAAAATGAATGTGGCATATGGATACAATAAAGAATTAGATTCTACGATGGAAGTTATCAGTTCTAGAATTGATAATGATATTATACGAGGAGTAGTAAGTACAGAGAAAGAACAATTTGCTACAAATGTACTTTCTGGTATTTTGGATACTCCAAATTTTGAATTGGACTATATTCCATCTACTGTAGACATTCTCAAAGCAGGAACATATCACGATATTTTGTATTGTAGCATGGATGTAAGACAATATGCTGGAGCAGAAATGAACTGCTCAATGAATGTTCTTACCAGATTTATGCCAATAGAATATGATATTCTTGCTGCATCTATGATAGTAGGAAATGAATTTACTCAATCTATATCTGTATCTTGTGAATTTATTCCAAATACTACTATAGATAAAGATATTCTTTCTTGTTCTATAGAAGTAGTTAATCCCGCTATGCCAGCAAGATTAGGAATATACGTGGATCCAATTTGGAAAGTAAATCCATTTATCCTAAAATCAGTACTTGCTACTTTCTTCTCTAGATTATATAGGAGAATGGATGTAAGTATTGTATATGGAGGAAATCCAAGATCTGATTGGGATATTCACAAAATGGGGCATGCATTTGGGTTCTTAGATTCTAAGATGATGAAAGTTCCTATAGAATATATTCCTAGTAATCCTCCAGCAAATGCTGATTATACTATTAGATTCATTAGAGCTCTTTCTACATTTGGGAAAGATGAAACAAGAAAAGAGATTTCTAAAGTAATCATATTCTCTGATATTCCATATGCAAGGCATTCATCTAATCTTGCCCCATTATTTGATTTCTGTGAGAATTATGATATTCCTTGTGTATGTATTACTTCCAAGGGAGAATTCATAGAAAGAAGTTCTACTGCAGAAAGATTGTCTCCAGATATGTATTCTATAGACAGGTATAAGTTTACTCCAGAATATACTGGAGGAGCTCATACTAAACACAGAGATGTATACGACGATAGACCAATTGTATGATTAATATGATCCAAGCACTTTATGTGCTTGGATTTCCTTTTATGAAGACCACGATAAAGTGATAAATTGTTAAAAATGAGTATTAAGGTATTCCTAACTTAACCGCATATGGTTAAGTTAAGAGTACTAAAATAAGTAAATTACTTATGTAAAACTAATACGTGTGTAAGTGATAAGCACATAGTAGTTAAATTCGTATATGAAGATTTTTCTTAAAAATACAGAAGAGAGCCATAAAAAGCTCTCTTCTGTATTTTTTTATTTAGTATCTCGTAAAATATCTTGTATTGGTCTCCACTTAATTCCCATCTTCTCTTGGCACTGGCGTGTAAGTTCGATGATAATTTTATTAATCAATCCATTGGTAAATACAGAAGTTACCATACGAGCCATAACACCATCGATTGTTAAGAAAGCATTGATATGCTCATTTGGCCTGAAATCTGTATATGCTTCTTGCCCTCTAGGAATGATTGTAGAGTTTACACCTTTTAATCCCTGATAGAATACAAGCTTATCTCCAATACCGAATTTATCTTTAACCTTGATATAGATCTCGATTCTTACGCCATCTACAGATTTAAGTTTTCCTTCTTTTGGAAGCTTATCAGTAGCTTCAAGAGTATAAGTTTTATCTATATCATATTTTCTCATAACGTTCTTAAGTCTATTGATCTTTCCTTCATATGCAGTACAGATCTTCTTAAGAGTTGGAGAAAGTTTATCCATATCACAAGTTCTGTAAATCTTGATATCTTGAATAGTGCCTGATACCTTAGCATGAACTGGTTTTCTACCAAGATCTGACAGCATTTCTGTGTCAGTATCTTTTGCTATAGCAGCAATAAGTTCATTTGCTTCTTTTTCTTCAAATGCATCTTGGAATACTAATAGTGGTTCCCCTTCTTCTATCTTATCACCAATTTTAACGAGATTATATACATTGGTATTTGGATCAAGAGATACGTCTTTTTGAACAACAACATCAGATTCCATAGCCTCTGATATATCAGCATCTACAACACAAGAATCCTCATATCCAAGATCTGTATCCATGATAGCAACTTTAGCCATAGTTCCAATATTATAGGAAATATTACCAGAACCTTTTTGTCCTATAGATTCAGAATAAGCTTGGGTGTCATAAGCAAGAATATCATTATGCTTAATCTTCATACCCTTTTTGATATTAGGAATTGGAGTAAGTTTAGTTGTTACGAAGAAACCACCATCTGAGTTCTTTTGAATCAATTCTCTAGTGTCAATGTAATCGCATTTTCCTGTATCCAAATCTTTCACGATGATATAATCATCATTGACCTCTTCTACTACTCCACGCTTACCTTCAAACTTCCAAGAGAATTTATTCGAAGTAAGATATGGAAGGGCCTCATCGGCACCATTAGTAATGAGATTTGGCATAGCTTTCTTAACCTTCATCTGATGCTGAACTGTCTGTGTGAATGCCATGCAAGAACGAATAGGGTCATCATGATTAGTAGCAAGAGGAGCTAATGCTTCACCAACAGTAAGTGTATTAGTATTGGTCAATTCTTTAGGATCTCTTGTTTTAAAGAATCCTCTTTTGTTGATTACGCCAGCATCTATCGTTGTTTGTCTGTTGATACCAACTGTAGAAGCAAAGCCCGTAGAAAGACCAAGAATGCCTAGCATCGATTTATCATAAGTACGCTTATCTATAGAGAAAGCCCTTTCAGAGTTCATACCAGACAAACCTTTGAATGTAACCTTATTAGCAGATTCTACTTCAAGTAATGGAGTAGAAGTAGAAAGATCTGATGAAGTCTGATCGTGATTCAAGATAGAATCTATTACAGCTGTTATTTTAGCACTAAAACTAGCAGTACCCTTATTTCTCTTGATCATATTTCTATAGCTGCCAAATGATCTAGAGAGAACATTGTACAAGTGACCAACAATGATCTCATTAACTCTCAGTCTATTACCACTGATATCAGTATGCTTGATATATTTGTTATCGCTTAACAAATGGCAAGCATATATTAATCCATCTACAAAGTTATCTGGGATATGAAGAATATGGCAGATCTCTTTGGTTATTGGATCAAACATGAGATCGTAGAAATTATCAAAACCATCTGCTTTTATCCTACCACCAAATCCATCTAGAATATCCAACCAAATATCTTTCTCATTGATCTCTTTGATGGAATAATCGGAGAAATCACATTCCATCAATCCATTAAGAAGAAGAGTATCTTTTATAGAAGTATTCTTGAATCCAAGATATCCATCAGAGAATCTGATATAAGACGTAACGTCTCTTGGTCTAGATTCTGAAAATTCATATTCTACTACCATTCTATCCAATACTTTCTGCAAACCAATGCAATACGAAAGCAGTACAATAACAGGAAGTCTAGTACTCATGATAGATGCTTCTGCATACATAAGTCTCTTTGCGACAGAAGCAGAGTTGTAGAGATTTATTAATTTGCCACTATCATCATGATCTTTCAATACTTCTAGCACAAACTGATCAAATGGAGCATCATTTGGCATTGGTACTCTTTTACCATCTTCATTTATATAGCAGGAGATATATTTGTTAGTGAGCTGATCGTCGGATAATTTCTTATCTTCATCTGAAAGAGTAGATCTATCAAATGGGTAAGTAATCAGATTATCCATATTGAAGTTCAACATAGATCCATCTTGGAATTCTATCTTATTGAAAAGAGATGCCATATCAACAAATTCCATTGGGAGTTGATATTTAACACAAATCTTTCTATTATCTCCTGTATGGATTTTAATCTTTCTCCCAGTGTATTTATTAAGAGCCTTGCAGATCTTATTGATTACTGGAGTGGATTTAGAAAAACCAGATGGAGATTTAAGAACAACAAAGATCTTAGAGTAATTGGATACTATCTGAACAGTATCTGTATCTGTTTTAGTAATAGGAAGAAGCATTATCTGTCCAATGAGAGTTTTCTCGTTTCCTCTGAGTTTCATGAAACGATTATTTATGAGACGAGGAATATCGAGTTTCATAGTATATCTTTTACCAGTCTCTGCATCTTCATAATGACAAGTCCAAGTATCCTTGTAATCCTCTGCAGTAGAAGTATTCTCTTTATCAATAGAGATTACATTCATAGGATGGGTAACATTCTGGAAGTGCATAAACATGGCAACTATATCAGGTTCCATATCATACGTTTTATTGAAGTTAGTGAACTTCATATGCTTCCAAGAATCATCTATTGATTCAACTGGAATTTCTTCTTCTGGGATATTATCATTCTCTTTGAATTCTTTTAATAACTCTCCTACTGTCTTGTGATCTACTTCTTTTCCAAGAATTTCTTTTCTGGATTTATTCATTCTATCTACTCTAGCAGCAGACATTTTAATCCCTTTATCGGATTGAAGATCCATTAGTAGATCTTTCAGCCATTCAGATTCTTCATCTGTATCTGGATTATTTAACTTCTTTTGAGCATCTTCTGCATTAGTAGATTTATCTGCTATATCACTCAATTTATTTACAAGAGCTGCTTTCTTTACATCATCATCTTTAAACGATTCAGGATCTGATAAAGCGCCATTCTTATCAAGATCTTCTCTTGTAAGTTTTTCAGTTCCACCAGTTAGATTATCGATATGAATGCCAGATGAATCCAGTTTATCTGCAAGCTGGAGAAGAATAGCATTTCTACTATCGGTCTTAGATTCTTCTGCTTCTGAATAATCTTCCTTGTGGATCTTTGTAATTAAATTGGTAAACTTAGCATAATCTGGAGAGAACTTAAACTCTGTAGGATTAAAAGTAAATATGCAGTTCTGATTCCCTAAGAATAAGAATGTATAGTCTTTGAACCCTTCTATGATAACCTCTGGTCTGTTTCTTAGCACTCTCCAGAAAACAGAGATTGGTGTTATCTTTGTTTTATAATCGAATGGATTATCTTGGCCATTAATCCAGTCAGATACTGGAACCACAATAGTCTTGATAGGATACATATCATTCATCTTAGAATATTTTAAAAATCTAGATAAATACCCTATGAACAGATCTATTCCTCTTTCCCCAGCTTCATATCCTTTAGGAATATGCTCAAAATATGCTTTAGTGTAGTAAGAGAAGTCGAAGAAGATATTCTTATTCTTGTACAAATCAAGATTAGAATAAGTGTATTTGATGAATGGAACTTCCTTCTTGATTCTCTTATAGTAATTGAGTATATCCTTTTGGGATTTCATTCTGCTTCTATAAAGCATTCTTTTGAATATAGAAGAGAAATTATAAGAACCATACTTGGTTCTCTCAGTAGCTTCATTCAATGCTTCATCTACCAAATCTGGGAAGAAACTATATTCATCATTGCTACTCAAATATCCTTCATGGAGTATTGGCTCTTCGCTACTATTAAAACTTTCTAATAGAGACACATCTGATTCATCATATTGATTCTTATCCAAGCCAATATTTCCAGATTCATTGATGAATAGATTTATATTCTTCTCTGTATAAAAAGATTTGAATGCTATCTTATTTAATGAAGCAGCTGGGTTATTTAAAACTTTAATTGTTGACTCTGTATCAGGAGTGAGAAGATATACAGCGCTATTAAGCATACGATGCTTTGGATCATATGGATAATAGAATTTGTTTTCCCTAAAAAGCTTTAGGGGTTTAATCTCATTTATTATAACAGCCACGTTGCTTTACCTCCTTTGGGCACATTACCAAGATGTAGCCCATGGCCTAATTTCATTTTAGTTGGATACTATAAATATGAATACACTAAGTTAATGGAAGAGGGTTGAATTATGAACATGAATATCATTCCATTAGGAGCAGCTGTGCAAACATTTATACGAAGCAATCTAGAGACAATGCAATGCGCAGATTCAAGAAACATACTGATGCCAATCATAATGGAACTATCATTCACTCCAAAATATTCTAGTTACCGTATTACTATATTAACAGATGAAGAAGTTGGAGCAACAGATGTAATCACTATATATAAGAATAGGATAAATGGAAATGTATACTGGAACTTCATACCATCATTAGATTTGGGGGATGAGATAGGTCCATTTCGTAATTTCGTAAAAGCAGCTGAGTCAGTAGATTTATATCTTATGGAATACTTTGATAGCGTAGATCCAACCAATATAGGGGAACCACTATATTGGGACGAAGTATTATGTCTATGATTATTATTTTTTGGAAGGAGAGTGAATGATGGAACAAGTAACAGGAAGAACAGATTTCCTTAAGAAGATATCTTCTATGACAAGAGAAGAGATCACAGAGTATATGAAGTCTAAGATTATGAGAAAGAAACTCATATATCCTATGATCATACTGTTTCCAAAAGAAGAAAATAATGAGCAAGATAATTTAAAACAAGTGATGATTCTAAGCGATATACCCAATGAATAGTGATATGTGAGACATTCACTTAATCATTTCGTATATTAGAAATAGCTATAAGGAGAAGATTGTAATGGCTAAAGTTAAAGACCTTATAAAGGAAATTTACGAATCTAGAGCTACTGTTTCTAAAGATGGTACGGTTACCGTATATAGCACCAAATCTCACAAAGATGAAGTTGCTGTTATGAGAGCGATGCTCAATGATAAAGAATATAAAGTTGATGTTTACGGCTCTAATGGGGTTGTAGAAGAGCAGTATTGCCCATCTGAAGAAGCAAGAAGCATGTTTAGCACTGTTATTTCTAATGCAACTCATATGAGCAAGACAGAAACTGATGGTCTTATGGATAATTATGAATTCAAGAATCAAGAGGCTAATGCCATGATCGGTCTCAGCAAGGAATTCATTAACACATATCTCAATACTGGAAGAAAGCTTCCTCTTGGTGGTAGAGAGAAATCAAATGCATCTCTTATCAAGAAGGTAGTTCCTGCCGGTACATTAAAGTATCCAGTGCGAGTTGGTAAGGACAAAAATGGTAAGAGCATCTGTGAAGCAAAAGAGGTTCATGTTGAATCTTATGATGCTGTAAAATCTTACTCTCCGTGCCCAGCATGGATAAAGAAAAAGAATAAGTGATTTAATTTAGAGGAAGTGAGGACTAGTGGATTTTATAATAAATCCAACTAATGCATGCAATTTCAACTGTGAGTTTTGTGCAGCTAGTAATCTTCCTAAAGGAAAACTTACTTTAAGAGATACTTTACTTCTTTTAGCTCCATATAAGCGCAATATTGGAGGAATAATAATAAATGGAGGAGATCCACTTATGATGGATCCCTCTTATTATTTTGGATTGATAAAATGGATAGAAAAGAACACACCAAGAAGTTTTCTATCTATGACAACAAATCTATTTGATTTTTATATACATCCAGAGAAGTGGATACAATTATTCTGCAATAAACGTGTTGGAGTAATGACATCATTCCAGTATGGAGGAAAAAGAAGATACAGAGACAAAGATGGTATAGACAAAGTATATCAAGAAGATTTCTTTAAAGAAGTAGAAAAAGAATTTGAAAAACAAATAGGATACACTCCTGGATTTATCTATGTAGTGGATAAATCAAATCTGATGTATGTATATAAAGCATTAGATTTAGCAAAAGAATTGAATACTATGTGCAGATTAAACAGGGTAGAGCAATGTGGAAAGAATGATGAGTATTTCCCATATTATGATATATTGAAACTATATATAGAGATTATAGACAAAGGATACGGGAGATATGAGATTAATTGTAAGAATTTATATGAATTCTTTAAATTTCATACTCATGCATGCAATATAAATAACAGATGCCAAGAGACTATAACAGTCATAAATCCAGACAAAACTATGACAACATGCTCCTATCTAGCTGATAATATATATAGATTAGATAGAGAAAAGTATGATTTAGGAATTTCTATATATAATAGATGGAGTTATTCTAGAGAAGTGAAATATGTTAATAATCAATGCCTATACTGCGATAATTATGAGTTATGCAATGGGTGTCATTGCATTGTAAGAGAGGTTCATGAAAATAACGATGAATCTAATTACTGCTATAATATGAAGCAAATAATTCCTGAGCTAAAAGAAAAAATTTTGAAATTTGGAGATGAATTTTATGGAAAATGAAGTAAAACTTATCAAAACTGTAGAAATTCCAGATCAGAATACGATAAAGAAATATTACTCTGATGGAAGAGTAGTTACAGAGGTTCAGTTTGCTAGACCTCTTGGAGCTACAGATGCTGAAATGGAGCAGATGAATAAAAATAAATAAAAATGCAGAGTAGGCATTTTGCCTACTCTTTTTTTTTTATGATAAATATGTGCAAGAGACAGATACTGTGAAAGTGCCAGAATACGATGCATAATTTCTGGTTTTATTTGGATAGGTACCAGCAGTAAGGGCAGCATCAAACTCTGCTCTATTAACGCAATATGGAAACGATGTATTTCCAAAATATACAGCTCCACCATATTTGTCTGTATCTATTTTAGGATCGAAAGATACTGGGTTTATATATTGGCTATGATGATCATTTGTATCAACTTCGACTACAAATTGCTTTCCACGTGCAAAAGCATTTGCAGGCAAATTTATCGGTTTATTGTTTTTATCTAATAAAATAATTTGGTTTATGCTATTTGGGGTTATTGGCCATGCATAAGCCGTACCATCTTCTATCTTATCGTTATAAATTACCATTAAAATATATCCAACTACATTACTGTCTCCGGCCGGGCAATCTATTTTACCTGCTGATTGAATAGTAAATCCCGTAACAGTACCATTTATAAAATAATTTGCATCTACTGGTCTGGATACATTACCAGATCCAGATAAATATGTCATATAAGTTACACTATGAGAAACAGGTTGACCATGAATATCTATTACAGGAACTGATGGATCTGATGTGATCGGGGCTGATGGGTTTGCTCCTGTACCTTTATACCAAGCAGCTCTAGTAAATTCCCAGTTACCTTCTGCATATACTCTCAAAACTCTATATTTTGTATCTATCCAAAATTCTTTGCTTTCTTGTGGAGATGATGGAGGGAAATTAGCAAAAGTCATTCTTATATCATTATGAGTTTTAGTATAACTATTTGCCATTCCACCAGCAGAATCTTCTAGTTTCTTTATTCTAGCTTGTAAAGAAGGAGATAGAGCATTATATTTAATCAGTTTTTCTGTATCATAATCTCTAGTTATTGCTATTGGTAATGAGGAAACATTTGTAATATTCATCTTATCCTCCTTTCTTTACCATCTAGCACAATGGCAATTACTATGACAGGTAACAGGTTTTGCAGTAGAAGCACCATATGTATAGCAATGGCATTCCCCATGCTCATTCGGAGTGTAACAATGGCACGTGCCACCACTATCAGATCCTGTTATTCCACTATTCAGTTTATTTGGTGAGTTGTATGGGTCATCATATTTCTTAGATGATGGAAGAAGATATACATACACTGATGCTATTTGAATTATTTCCAATTCATCTGTAGATACAGGATTGGTATTGGTGATTACTTGCATATACAATCTATCTCCAGTTCTCATGGGAATTTCTTTTGTTGGATAATTTCCATTAGAATCTTTTGCCTCATATTTGCCTCTAGAATCATATGATGCTGTATATACAGTAGAGTTTGTATAACCACCGCCAGGATTAAGAGTTGCTTTAACTAAAGTTATGGTTATCCTTCCGCCATCATGAATATAAGTATTTTGAGAATTATATGGAAATACAAAACTACGATCTTCTATTTTATAAGTACCACTTACAGGAGCGCTAAATCTGACCATTCTATCTGCTTCATCTTTAGTAGTATATTTATTATTTTTCGCCAGATTGGATCCCCATGCAAGTGTGCACATTCGCTGCCAAGTTCCAGTATTTTTTGGAATAGCAGGATTTACTGGATCATTGCTAGATCCTCCGTACCAAGCTCCTCTGGTTGTTTCCCATTTATAATTTGTACCACCATTCTTATCCATATAGAATCTTAATACGTCATAATTAAGATCAAACCACATAGATTGGTTTCCCTTTGGATTCAATGGGGGATCATATCCTATAGTAATATCATAATTATTGATGAATGAATTTATGACCGAATAATTTTTTCTTGCAATGCTCTCTATATTTCTAAATCTATCTTGGAGAGAATTTGATAGTTCTTCCCATCGTATCAGATCTTCTAAATTGAACGCCATTTATTACCCTCCTTTTTGTGTAAATAGAAATTATGGAATACTTGTATTGTGAAATCTCCCTTTACTTCTTCATACTCAGGAGATTTCATTTTATTTACAGGATATGGGTATGGATATTCGTCATTTATACGGCAACAACCATTCCATTTAGTATTCTTTAATGGATCCTGAGATATTGGCGTTATTTGATGCAAATTATTTTTGCTACAATCTAATTCTATAATAATATTTCTATTTATTATATTCTTAAATGAAATCTCTTTTGGATCGATATGTTTATATCATCATCAGTTATGGTTTCGTATTTTAGCAGCTCAATCATTTTTACTTAAATCTTTCATGTTATATTTACCACCTAGCACAATGACAATTACTATGGCAGGTACTAGCTCCTCTAGGATTACCAGCTAATGTAATCGTATATATTGTCATATACCCGCTATTCGTATTTGCCTGCAATGTTATTGTTACGGGGCCATTAGAGTAATCGAACAGTTTTCCATGGCATGTTGTAAGTTTTATCTTATTGGCAAATTTAAGAGGTATCACAGTAGTACCAGGTGGAACAGTGTATGCAGAATTGGAATCTTGATCAAACATTTGATCATATATTGGATCGAACTCACAAAAATCTGCATATACCCCTTCTGCGTTCTTTACTCTCACTATTTCTCCATGACTAGGAATAGCATCTGAATTAGGCGAATCTTCAGATGTGCAATTAAGCGATGCTATAGAAACACCAGGTACCGATGTATTTAATATGAATCTATAATCTGTTGTGGAATTGAATGATTTATTTGTATCTTGATTGAAAGAAAGAGATGATGCAGTACCAGCAGCTGCTGTACTGGAGTCCCATAATTGTGCTTTACAATGACAAAACCCTTCTTGCTGGAATGCTATTGTATAGCAATGGCAATTTGTTCTTGGATTAGAACTCAAATTTGCCTCTGTAGTTGATTCTACAGAGGAAGCAGAATTTCCATACCAAGCAGCTCTAGTTATCGTCCATTTTCTATGAGCAAATACTCTTAGTGCCATTATGTTTGTATCGAACCAAACTTCGCAATATTCTACTGGATTAGATGGCGGATACTTACCAATTGTTACACGCACATCTCCAACTCTACTATTTACCTCTTCTTTTTTCTCATTTATGAGATTCTGTAAAAACTTGAATTTATCTTGTAAACTTGGAGCTAGCTCATCCCAGCATATTTTGTCTTCTTTATTGAAAGACATGGCCAACCCTCCTTGAACCATTCAAAATTTTACATTGATGTCGCCCTTACAAATTTAGAAGGGATTAGTATGAAAACAAAAGTATAACCACAAAGGAGGATACAAAATGTATGAAAATATCTATGCACCTACTTTATTTATAGAGATAACCAATAAATGCAATCTTGGATGCGAGTATTGTTATATACACGATAAGGGAGAAGAACAAAATGGTGGTATCATATATAGCGATATCATAGATGCTATAAATAGAATCAATCCTGGGAAGCTAATATTCACAGGAGGAGAGCCTATGCTAAAAGCAGATATGATAAAATCTGCTATGGAATATTATAATGTGACAGAAAAGAATCACTGGAAGACTATTCTCATGAGCAATCTAACTTTTTGGTTGAGTGATATAGCCAAGTCTGTTATTTCTATGATGGATTATATACAAACCACATTTAGACTTGGGTTATTAGACAATGAGAGATACAGATCTAATATTAAGTATATTTTGTCTACAGGTGTTCAATTAGACTATATGATCACACTAGATCAATCTATATTATCGTGTGATCCAAAGGAAGTATTGTATAAACTTAAAGATCTAAATTGTGGGCAAGTATGTTCTTTTGGGGCTGAGATGATATCATTTTCTAAAAAGAATAATATGACCGATACTGAGATAAATGAATATTATGAACAAGCAGATGAGTATATGCTTAAACTATTCAAAGAAGCTGAGAAGCTAGATTCTTTTAATAATCTTACTATAAATGGATGGAAAAAGGCTCGTATGAACGATATTCCATTAGTTTGCAATGTGTGCCAGAATTCTAATTGTTATACATTAAATCCTATAACAAAGAAACTAGACAAGACCTGCCCATGCTATAGAGAGCCAAATAATACCGATAGAAAGAAGAAATTCATGGATATGTGCAAAGACTGCAAGTATTATGATCTATGCAAACTTAATTGTGAAAGGTTTGGGTATTATTGTGCATTTCCTAAGAAGACCGTTGCTTATTATATGGCCAATGCGACTTTATAATAACTTTTTGATGGGAGGTTAAAATAATGAGCACAGATCTTAAGGAAGGTCAAATCATAACAATAGAAGATTTCATGGATACAGTAGTAAAGTATCTTATGCCGCCAGTTCCAAATTATGGAGAATGCATAACTATAATATTTGCCAACGGAATAAAATGGTCCATTAGAAAAGGTATTATGATTGGGTATTTTCATAATAAAGAATATGCCGATTATGTTGATGGAGAAGAGCATAATACATCTAAGCTTAAAGTAGGGGATCTCATATTCAATAGTAATTTCCACTATAGTGGCATAGATTATGTGTATCATGGAGATGCAAAAAAATCACCGACTTTAAATGGAAAGAATTATTTAATAACAAAAATAGTAGATCCATCAGACAATACTATCTTTGATGGTATCGATAAGCATACATTTGAAGCCAAGATGCCTGTACCTGGAGAATTAATTTCTGTGGTCGATGTAAAGAATATATTAGTCAATACAGGATCTAAAATGTATATGTTCCAGCATAGGTACCAATATGAGTGGTATAATGTAGCATACCAAAATAGGAAAGACTGTTGGCCAGATTTTAATGACCCAGGAATGAATCAATCATCAGATCCTGGAGACGGTTGGAGAGTAAAAAGGGCTTGGTATTGTAGAATTCTTAAACCGCCTAAGAATGTTAAAGATGGTTTATACGCAGCTCTTCCAACTAATTTAAAATTTGCCGAAGACGATCTGATCACCTATTTACAATTACAGAATGCTTTGTCGGTCATGTATAATACGAATAATTTCGAAAGCACTCCGTATTATATGCACCATCTGACTTGTCATAACAATTGCCATCATAATTGTCATTGCGCTAGATGGTAAAAACTGGGGGATTGTATATAATGGAAAATATAAATGATGATATAATACATTTAT